TAGGAGCTATGTCAGGAATAGATCAAAACAAAACCAATCGATCACACTTATGGACCGCGCTTGCCCGTGTCACAGATGTTCCGTTACCACCTCTGATTGCTGCTGGACTTAGTGCTGTTGGAGCTGATGTACAACTAGGACTAAAAAGTTCTGTCAGTAATGAAGCAGGAGAAGCTTCTAGTGAGAGGATGTCCTTCATACGTAACATTCCTGTAGGCCAAGGAGATCGTTACGGTCGTGCTACTAAGTTTGATTCTGGGCATCTAGGTGAAACTATAACAGCTATGATACAAGATATCTTTGGTGCCGCAGGAGCAGCATATGTTACAATGCATGAAGCAGCTATGACAGGTGCAACACGTAAGGATGGTAGTGTTAAGGAAGCTGTTAGCCGTACAGCAGAAGCATTTGGTGGTGCGATGAAATCACAAGCACGATATTTACAGCCTCTTATGGGTAAATCAATGCACGCTAATAGCGCTAATGATGAGATCACTAAGAGTTATATATCTAGTAAGAAAGGACTACAGCACTTAGCTAAGCAAGTGGAAGAACAATACATCCGTGGTGGTACGATGACTGTCGACGGAAAGATTGTTCCAGGAGATACTATTATTGCTCGTGATGATCCCATTAACTATGAGCTAGCTGTATATAGTAAAGGTATATTATCAGATATAAGTAAACTAGATAAAGAAATTAATCAGCTACATAAGATGATCAAGACAATTCCTAATGCTCGTAACATGGGTAATTTAGAGGAACGTAATAATGCACGTGATGCACGAACACTAGAAGTACAGTCAAAACGTGCTGAGGTATTAGGACTTATTTATTCAGCAGAAAAGACTATTAGTAAAGATTTGAGTGACAAATACAGACGTAAAATAGAAGTTAGGTTTGCTGAGTTTGAGCCTAGAGAACAACTGCCTACAGGTTCAGCTTTTGTAAAACCTCGGACGAGACCCCAAACCCCTCAATAGCTCTTGTTGCTCTGTACATATGACCACGTTTCATCTTAAAGATCTGTACCATACCAGCTTCATGCATTACTTCTATCAATAAGCGTAACTCTTTAGCATCTACATGACGTACAATGCGTCGTTGCAGATCACTATGCTTGATACCATCTGTGCCTGACTCTATTAGTATAGTTCTTATTCTTGCGACAGCGTCACTGAGTTTGGCTTTTGCAGAGAAGTCTCCTCCGAACAATCTATAAGCTCCGTGCTTAACACTATCGATGACTTTACTTGCAGTCGTAATGTGGGTTGCTTGAATCTCAAGTATGTTATCATTGATTGCGAGGCATGCTGCAAGTCTGAGTAAGTGGTCGTCTTCTCTAGCCTCGAAGCTAGACATGAACGGGTCTGTATGTGTAGCTCTTGAACGATACCATCTAGTAAATTTTGTAAGTCCTCCTTTAGAAATATTGATTCCTCCAATTCGTTTGGCATTGTCGATTGTTTCTTTATAAGAACTGACGAGAAGTTCCATAGCGTTTTCAGATCGTTGTCTGGGCCAAGCGATAGCAGCTTTTCTTTTATCATCGACAACAAAGATAACCCGAGAAGTAAAACCACCTTCAATAACCGCAGGATTAATAGCGGTAACGAGCCAAGCTGGCGTAGACGCCGATAAAAATGTGACGAAAACATTTTTCTGTATTACCTCTCCACTCTTTAAAGTTCCCGGTGATCGTCGTTCTGCTGGACAATCATATAGATCAGTCAATAGCCCCGGCATACTAGCTAAGTATCCTTCTTTACCGAGGACTGTGACGAGTTCAGAGACTGCAAAGTTTGCTGTAGCACTTCCGCCTTTTCTAGTGGCGTCATGTAGGAGAAGGTCAAGACTTTCTGCTGAAGTTTTTCCGGTAAGTAAGGGGCCATGCCCACGAACAACACTTCGTATGCTGCTAATAGCTGTAGACTTTCTCGTAGTCCCCGATTCAGCAGCCAAGATAAGATACCAATTAAGATAAACTGGACTATTAGGGCGATCCACAAATACGTTTCTACCACAACCAACTCCAATTGCCCAGAGAGCGCACCAAAAATCATAACTCTCTGCTGTTTCTACTACGGACATATGATTCATGTACTGTCCAATGAATGAATCTTTTGGTATTAGTTTTTTGTATTGCACACATAAACTCCAGCACTAACAAATGCTTCAGCAATCTGTTGTCTAGTTTTACCTTCTCTTTTTATAAGTCTTTCTATATAATCTGGGTTAGCTGCTTGATTATGCTTAGGCCGATGCTTACGAATCAATAACCGTTCTACAGTTGATGCAGCATCAAAGGTATCAGTACATATATGAGAGTAATAATCATATTTAATATGATGAGTGTTTACTCTTTTATGTATGTTCTTAGAGATACCTATATAAATTAATTCATTTTCTTTGAATAAGAAATAGATGCCACATAATACAGGTGTTCTATTTTGTTTTAAACTATCTAATGTTATAGACATTATATTACATCTTTCAGTGTACTCCATCGATGTATGCCTCCTTCATCTGGTACTGATTGTTTGAAGTCAGTTAAGATAGATACTGACTGGCCCCGTATCATTATGGGTGCCTCTGCATGTTTCTTCATGATACTTTGTACACACTCAGTATCTTCTGGCAGGTGTATAGCAATGAGTGCATCATGGATGTTAAGTAACATACGCGCACGTTCAACAGGCCACTCTGGATCTTCATGGCATTGGTAGATGACACTAGATACCTTATCTCCTATAGTAGACTGTGGTTTAAATGCTACTACACTATCGAAGCTTTCCTCTGACAGTCTTTCCAGCCATATCATTCGTCGTCCGAGAGGGGAAAAGAGCATCTTTGTTTCTCTAACTTCTTTAATTGTATCGAGCCATCCTTGTTTAATTTCAGGGAAAGCTCTGTGATAATTAGCGAACGCTTCGTACGCTTGTTGCATAGGGATACCACATACTTCTGCGAGTTTAGGTGCTTGCATTCTATAGTTAAGTCCGTGGACGCATCTTTTCCCAAGGAACCTAGTAGTAGGATTTCCATCGTCGTCTCTATCGTATGATGGAATATCTTCGTAAGCACACTGGAATATTGATGCAGCATTAAGTCTGTGAACATCGGTGTTTCCTGTGTCATCTTGCTCTGCTTTGTTAAAGTTTTCTATCAGGTTTGTTACATTCCATAAGTAAGCAACTGCCTTTGCTTCTGCTTGCTTTAGGTCGAAGTAACTTAGCATATAACCTGAGTCTGCAATAAACATAGGATAGGCACGTTGGGGTTGGTTCTGTAAATTCATACCACTTCCCCATAGAACCTTTGATGATGACAGTCGACCGGGAGCATTCTGAACACCAAATTGTTTGTACTCGCATCGTATTCTATGATCCTCATCTGTCTTCATCGTTGCATATGTACCATAGAATTTATGTTCTTTAAGGTATGAACTAATCTTTAACAATAACTCTCTATGTTCCGGTGCCGTATGTGGATTGTTCATCATACGCTCACGGTTATCTTGATTGGTACTGTATCCTCTACCGATCAGTCCCATGTTATCGAAGAACAATTCCTTCAGTTGCTTAGGTGACTTGAGGTTAACGTAGTCTTCTTGTCTTGTGATAGTAACAATGTCTGACTGTATCTCTGCATCTAGTTTATCTAGGTCATCCTTAATAGATGCTGCAATCTCTTCTTTAAGGGAAGTATCCGCCAATACACCTCCCACTTGCATAGCGACAAGGTGGCGTTGGAGGCGTTGTACGTGCCCAAAGTAGAAAGATGTGAGCCCTTGTGCTTCAAGTTCCTTGAGTAACTTATCATGAACAGCCCAGGTAATGCAGCAATCTTTGATGTTGTAATCCCAGAACTGGTTGATGTTCCCACCTTCTCTCCATGTCTTTCCTTCGTCCTTGTAATACGGATGGTCCGTATACTGTGCCGTGAGGTAGCCTAAGTTGTGAGGCAACCGTGGGTATAAGGTATGATGTGCAAGTAGAGTATCGAACCATAATGTAGGTACATGAATTCTGTCCTTAAACCATAGCCAACCACAGTCAAAGCTTCCGTTCTGTGCTATGAACTTATTTTCTTTATTATAAAATAGTCGTTGTATTCTTGCACGGAGTAATTCTTCCTGCTCAATACTGTATCTGTTTGTACGGGCGTCCCTGAAGTTAATACAAATTCCTTCATAGGGATTGTTCGCGAATCCGACACAGGCTGTTTCGTTCCCAACGATTTCGATATCAAATGCAATTGGCTCTGGACTTCTATCAAGTTGTTCGATGTATTGCATAGCATCGTCGTAACTTGGGTTAATAGTTCCTGCAATGGTGTGTCTTGTAAATGCTCCATCGATCACTCTCTTTAGTTTCTGTATGTCCAACATAAACATAGGCTCCATAATAGGAGTCTTCATTATATGACGAGGACTGTTGGTACATATAACTTGTAGCGTTCTTTCTGCTCTACCTACCTTACATTCCATAACACTGCCACGCCATTTGGTGATACTTGTTTCACCTATCAAAGCCTTGAGTGTCATGCTACCTAAACATAATATATACTTTAGATTGGGTAGATTATCTAACTCCCATTCAAGCAGACCAGTCCAATGCTCTAATTCAATAGGACGTATTGGATGCTTACTGTCTGCACCTTTAGCAAAGACTACTTGTTTCTTGACCGTATGTGTAATGTAACAATCCTTACGATTGATACTGTACTTACGTAATGTATCCCATAGTACACGGTATGCTCCACCAACAAGCGGCATCTTCTGGTTGTTCTCTTGTTCTCCCGGTGCCTCGCCTATGATAGCTATCTCTGCATCAACATTACCTGCGCCTAAGCAATCAACTATTAGCATACAAGCCTTTGCTCTAGCACGGAACTCTCTAATTAGTTCTCCTTCAGTGATACCCATTTACTTATGGCCCTCCGTATCTGTATCTCATACATGTCAAGATCATACTGATTGTGTATTGTTATACACTCAATGCCAAGTCTCTCAAAGTTAATATCCTCTCGACTATCACCTTCGAATGAACAGCCGGGTCGTGTGATTGATATGGCTTTGACTAACTTGTTGCCATAAGTCTTAGTTAATTGTGCTACTTCTATCTCTCTTCCTGCATCGATGATGAATCTACTGTACGGCATGTCAGCTATAGCATCCGCTGCGATAGTACCTAGTATCTCTGGACCAAACAAGCCTGACATGAACATAAATATCTCAGTCTGTACCCATCTAGGAGTCCAGCCATTAAGCATCTCATTAGGAATATCCTTTTCTTCTTCGAGTATAAGCTTGAGCGTAGCAGGTGGGACTTTCAATACATACTTAAGGAAGTCTTTCATTGGTTGACCGAATCGATAGTAGCCCATTTTAGTAAGTACCGCATCATCGATGATCTTCTTAGCAGTATCCTTACCGCATTGAGGCGGGCCATGTAATAGTATGATCACTTATCACCTCTCTTACTTAAACTAAGATCAATAGATCTAGCATCAGTAATGATAGTGACATAACTTCTTGCCCTACTGATAGCAGTATAGAAGTTCTTTCTATTCAATAAGTATGCACGTGACTTATTCATGATATAACATATCCTATCATACTCAGATCCCTGAGACTTATGAGTAGTAATTACATATGCAAGTTCTAAGTCCTTCTGTGGGTTCATGTAGTACGCACCATACTTACCCACCATCTCTAATGATGTTGGAATCAATAGCTCCTTATCACCGAAGTCTACTACGATACCATCGTCAGGTGCAATCTCAATGATGACTCCAATTTCACCATTGAATACTGGTAGGCTATAGTTATTAGACGTATAGATAACCTTATCACCTAGATAGAATCGTTGCTCCTCGATTTTAGACCAGTCGTTTCTCTCTGCTATCATATACTTAGCACTAGCTGGCTGTAGTAATTGCTGGATAGCACTGTTTAATGCATCACAACCTACCCAACCTACTCTGGTTGGTGATATAATCTGTGTTCGTACACCACCATAGTCAATGTCATCTACAATATTATCTTGAATAAAGTTTAGTACCTCTTCGACAGGTGTATTAGTGATCTTAATAGCAAAGTTGTCTGCCCTCTTAGGCATATTACCATGAATGATTCGATGGCCGTTAGATATAATGCTACTACCATCCTCTTGACGGTAGATAGTTTCTAATGTAATGCCATCAAACTTATTAAGCATCTTTAAAAAGGACGAGTCTTCTGCTTGCAATCTTTTATTGGTTTCGATTGGTTGTAATTGGTTAGCATCACCAAACATGCGTATAATGCCCCCATTGGGAAGAGCATCAAGAAGGTTCCGATGTACAGAAACATTAACCATAGCGTATTCATCACATAATACCACATTATAAGGAATAGGATTATTTCTATCATGTTGAGGATCAGTAGAAACTAGTGCTTTTCCAGTCTTAGCATCACGTTCACCTGGATGAGGATATGCTAATAGTCTATGAATGGTCTGTGCTGGTATGCCTGTAGCTTCTTTAATTCGTTTAGCTGCCTTACCTGTTGGCGCACATAATGCAACAGTAAGTCCTCTAGCTACTAGTTGATGGTAGACTCGTTTAAGTAATGTAGTCTTACCTGTACCAGCTTGACCAGTTACAGCTACAATGCGTACACTAACATCACAACACTTATCAATAACATGCAACTGTTCATCATCAAACTCTTCTTCAGACGTCTGAGGAATAGTATTCGGCATCATCATCTTCTCCTATCGAGATGCTATCTGATTCCGCATCCCTATGTATTTTTAATTGTTTTGCTACATGTACGGCACACCATCTAGTAAACATAGCCAATGATACATCTAATAGATAAGCTTCATGTTGTATATCATCATACTCTGCATTAGTGCATCGTACTCGGAGGTTGCCGCCGCGTTTTCCTGTGGAATTGGGACCGAAGCCTTGAGGGATTTCACTTGGTGCTGGGATCGTAATCTTTAGGGGAGGTTCGTATGACATTAGGGCGTACCTTATGTGATATTGATATTACATTTCCTTCTCTATGACACTCATAGTCGTCATTATTATCTATGTAAATACCACAATGAATACAGTAACCGGTAATTAGTTGATACTCATGTGGATTATTCTTCTCATTCATACCACATATCCTATTGTGTGTCAAGCACCGATAAGGCACACAAAAATCCCCCCACTGTTTCCAGTGGAGGGACTAACTTTTGTCTAGTTCAGTGGAAGCTTACCGACTTATTCCACCTTTCATAAATATCAACTAGAGAGCGATGCGTTTGTAGAAGCTACCAGCAGGCAACCCACCGGCATCAAGAGCATCCAAAACTGCATCAGCGTTCTTCTCAACACTATGCACCGTGACGTTCTCCTTTGTCAAGGACAAAGTGTTGCCGCTGTCATCCTGTACAGACATAATTGCATACACTGGCTTCGTAGTACGTGTTTGCTTTACTTTCTTGTCTTCAGCCATTTTATTTAGTCCTCTTTTTTGGTTAATGAGTACACACTGTACTTCATAAAGGTGGCGTGGTCAACAGGGATTTGGGAGCTGGATGTTGACCACGCCGGATCACACTGGAGATTCCTAAGAGCAGGGTGCCCTCTTAGGCAGCGTGAACTCGATTGACTACGGCACGTGTAACACCTTCATACGTTTCGTGATTTATCTCTAATGCGGCTTCCATGCCAATCCACTCAGTCACGTCAATCTTCTTGCTGAGTGGCGCTCCGATAGACTCACAAAACCGTTTAGCACCATATCGTGCTTGTGGATTATCTTCTAGACCACAACGGCGATATATCAAAGTCATACCATCATCCGAACCGTCTTTGAAATCTGCCGGATATTGATCTGCTCCAATATGAAATGATACAGCGGCATACAAAGTCCCACGTTGGGATTCCTTGACCTCTGCATTACGAATAGTACCAGTATATGCACCAGAAGGCAACGGCTCGGGAGCTTCTTGCTTACTGAGATCGATACTGAACTCAACAATGGATGACATTTCTTCCATTTTTCTCACCTTTTTATTTGATTGTGTGACGTATTACCATATCACGGAACCACACAGTATATATTATTATTTCTTACTGTCTAGCCACTAGATATAGTGGTTATTATTAAAGATATCTACTACATATAGACATCTTTTTGCATCATAGAGGCGTTTTTACCACATATGAATTTCTTATGGCTCTTTCTTAATAAGCCAGTAATTTGTTTGCCAGTCTTCAAGCGTTAATCGATGTTCGATTGCTATAGAATGCCATTCTTCTAATGCTGTTGAACATTTTTTATAATTAGAACCAATTATTCTTGTTAAAACAAAAAGACCTATGATTGTGCAAATAAGTATGAACATTGGAATATGTTTCATGGTAAATCCAATTTTTTACCTTTATTCTTTACCCATGCATCATACCAGTCACTGATACCAGTTCCAGCCCAAGTTTCAGGGTCAAAGTCCCATGTAAAACTACTATCACCACTCTGTTTGAACATACGTGATTTCATAGGCTTTTTCATACGATTAGCTCTGATAGTAATCTTACGTTCCTTGCCTGTATCTTCCATATGCCATACTTCGGATAATTTAATTGGTATCTCTGATTGCATCTTACCACCTACTAAGATACTGACCATCATAGCACCGGTCATTTCGTCTTTAGAAGGCGTATCCTCATGTGCAACAAAGATACAATGTTTGTTAAGTGCTCCAGTTGCTCTGACAACTGACATAATCCCTTGCATAGTATAAGAGTTTCTTCGTCCATATCCTTGCAATGTGGGGAGTTCCATACTCGCTCCACGCACCTCACTAACTGCATATTTGAGAGCCATCTCGTTAAAGCTAGTAATTGAATCAAATACCACAGTTTTAATTTCAGGATGCTCTTCGAGAACATTCTTAATACCTCCTGCATTATCATGTTTAAATGTTGCTACTTTATTTGGACCTTCCATACTAAAGTCAGCAATGAAGATATCTTCTTGATCCATAAGAGAAGACGTACCATCAGGATCAAAATTAACCCATAAAATAGGACGCGGTGCTGTAGCTGCAATAGTAGTCTTACCGCATCCACTTGGTCCCCATATCACCATAGACATACGAGTAACTTGTGTTTTAGGTGTAGTAATATCTATTGATCCTACCTTAATGTCCATCGCGTATGATCCTTTGTTTAATTAATCTCTTTAGCCCCGAGACAGTTAAGCAAGAATCCACCATTTTACCACCCTTTACCGCCCGCCAATAGGATACATTAGGACCATTAGAATGATCATTCCCTGTTCGTTTACTTTGGTAGCATTGTACATAATGTAACATGTAACCATTGAAATGTCGTGGTTCAGGATGTTTAAGTTTTATCCAACTATCCATCATTTATCCTCCTATTCTTCTAGCACATTCCATTCATCATCTTCCATTTCAGTAATGATCTCTTGTTTCTCTTGATCACTATCTGATGCACAGAATGGCAAGAATGTACATGAACTAAAGTATCTATTACATGAATGAGTATACATAGGTGCATTACCTACATTATCTCTATACTCTTGTTCCATTAGTACTGAAGTAACAAACCACTCAGCCCATTTGTTAAACAGCATATCACTACGATTAACTGTCTCTTTTCTAATGCCTTCTGATGCATTCTTACCTATAGGTATACGCATACCAGATATAGTAGCATTCTTACAATCAATCCCTGTAAATGTACCAGACGCTACGCAATAGCCTGTTATCTGATGTGATAGTACCCATTGAGCAAGCCACGCATCATCTAATCGTGCGCCACTCTTGTTCTCTTCGATGATCAGTCTATTGTCTTTCTTAGGATCAACATGTAAGCCATCTAGCTTGCCTGTAAATCGTACTTCAAGTGTTTGTGTCCCATTATAACCAACAGTTACAACAATATCAAATGGTATCTCGATACCAATGTCAGTCTTAGGATCATTAACATCTCTAATCCAAATGGGATAACGTATCATATCATAAGCATCAATGTATGATATCATAGCCTCATTGATATTAGATATAGTACGCCTAGTGTCACTGATATCATCATAGAAATCAGATGATTCGATAGCTTCGATAGCAAAGTTGATACAATTGGTACGATGTGTTGCTGTATCTTTCAATACATATGTCATGCGTTCATAACGTCCATTAGGGAACAGACGTTTACCATGATACTCAGCATTTTGAAATTGTACTTGTGTTTTGCATTGATAGTATCGATATTGATACCATCTAACAGCAGCAAAGCCTTCATGTGCTGCACTACCAGCTTCTAATGCCATTGATCTATTACTATTAGGCATCTTCTTATGCATAGAATATCTTAGAATACCCCATGTAGGACATGTATTGATTGCTGATAGTTTAGTGTGATCATAACGTGGTAAGTGATTGTCTTTAGGTGTAGCCATACGAGTAGAGAAGCTATTTAGTGTGAACATTCTTGATCTCTCCCATAGTCTCAGTTAGTCCTCCGATCACATCAGTAATCTGATTAAGTAACTGTGCTAGTGCTGTGATCTCTTGTCCTAATGCGGATACCTCTTCGGCTACACTAGCTATGCACTGGACAATACGTGGGTCAGCATTACCTTGCAATACTTCCCGTACTTCGCGTCCTTTCATACTTGCTCCAATTCTAATTCTAAAGCACGAAGCTTACGACTACGTGATTCTAGGTTTTCCATTGCTTTATCAGCACGATCCAATGCCTTACTAAACATTTCTAAAGCTTTCTCCCATTGTATTTCTAGTCGCTCTCGCTTAGCTTCTGCTTGCATAAGAGATAATTCTTCATATACTCTGACAGGCTTAAGCCGACGTTCACGAATGTTATGAAGTAACAGTTCTCGCTCTTCGGGTGTCATTTTAGTTAGATCAGCTAAAGCAATGGGAGTATCAGCTTTCATCAGTCAACAGCCTCCACAATATAGTAAGTGTTACCTTTCTTTGGTTTAGTAGCCATTGATATTGCAGAGTCGATCACACTCTTATCAACACCTAATCGATTTAGTGCAGTAATAAAGTCAGTTAGTAGGGTATTTGTACCAGCTTGATTTTGTTTCTTACGAAACTCCATATGGCTATGTTTAAATAAAACAGTATTTTGGCCTTCAACAGCTTTATTATCCATTCCTGCTGCGGCTAAAGAACTATCCAATTGTTTCTTTGATTCATTAAATTCCTTTTTAATTTGTGTATGCAATGCTGATAGTACAAGATGATCAAGCATATTTGCATAAATATTAAAGAGATCATTGGTGGCACTATTACTAGCATCACCAGTGAATTGTTTGCTTAACCTCTCAACAGTATCAATACGACTATCGTTCATTTCATGTACGATATCAATGACAGCAATAGATATATCTTTTCTGCTCATATCTATTTCCTCATAGCTAGACGTAATGGTTTGTGGCCTTCATTTTCAGTATGTCTGGCTACTGCAATCTCTGCTGACTTGAACAGGTTGTTAGTAGTAATGTTTTCGTCGTATCGAACACATGCTGTAAAGTTTACATCAATTGCATCTTCATTAGTATGTTCAGCCGTGATGGTCATGGTTAATCTTTTTCCATTACGTACATCTTCAGTAAATGCTGCAATCTGAATGAACATTTTACAGATATCTTCATGAATCTCCTCGAAGGTACGATCAGGTGTTACTGGTTTAGTTGATACTGACTCTTGTACAAGTTGATCATCAGTGACAAGTTCATAGTCATTGGGATCATCTGTATAACACTCATTATTACTCTCGACCATAACTCCTGCACTAGAATTAATGTGTTCAACTACACGAACAACCTCACTCGTTCCATCTTCTGTGATCTTACGAATAAGATCTCCCTCTTTATATAATGTCATTATTCTGACTCCTATGCTGCTAGTTGTTGGAATGACTCAGTGTTGAGCCATCGTCGTACTTGATCTTCTCTATTCATCAGCGTTGCTGCTTGATGATTCTTATTAGTCTCTCTTACTGTAAAATCACCTTCATTAGATGTCGCATAGTACGTTGCGGCTGAGTACAATGCCCATACTGTACGACCATGTGTGTTACACTCGATAAGAAACTGACGCATAAGTTGTTGTAATCTACGTTCTGATATATTAGGCATGGTCTTAAAGCATTCTTCAGCACTTTCATCACTGATTTCTTTACCTACCCATTTACTCCACTGTTCAGCTTGCTTAAAGAATATATTAATAGAACCACGCAATTTATTAGTCAGATTAGGGATGGTTAACCCTGCTGTATGACGTTTGATCATCATATCATATGATCCTGTAACCATTCCATTTGTACAAAAGAAGTCAATGGCTCCGTGATAAAACTTGAATGAGGATGTACCGTCATACCCATTAATAACGATTGCTCGAAAAGCGACATTGGAGTATTTACTTCCGATATCGATATTAATGTTTGGGAAGATGTAATCTCTAAAACATTTACCTCCCATATATGAGGTCCGATCCACCCGTTTAACATTACTAAGTTCCTCTGTCGTCATCTCATCGATGAATGTATCCTCAATACCCTCGAACAGAGGCTTATTCTTTAGTAATTTATAGCTTTTACCGACGAGACCTATACTAACAGGTTCATTATTGTGCATTCGTACAATATGTTTGTGTTTGGGGTCTTCGTAATGCTTATCGTTACCTTTAAAGTATGCAGGACGTTCCCACACATCAAAGTAAAGATCAGACTCACTACTAAACGTACTAACAGGCTTAGTAGGCATACGAATGATGTTAGACATGCTTATATTACTCCTTTATTGGATGCATGAGACGTTTTTACCACACAAAACCGTGTGTGTCAAGGCATCAATCCTTATCTGAATGATTTCTGCCAGTATTTATAGCTGAAATTGCTTCTCTTGATAGTCCATATAAATCTGCAATCTCTTGTTGAGTTCGACCCTCATTAAGTAATTTACGTATAGCTTTTAACACAATACGAGGTACTCCATGACGCTCTCTTTCTTTCATATCATTCATATTATCTTGGTGTGTACCCCAAGTAAGGTGATGAGGATTGCAACAGACAGGATTATCACAGCTATGCCTAGCGACTTGATCTTCTTTTTGCGCTGTACCTTTATATAACTCAAGGACATAGACGTAGGATGGACGGCGTTTCCCTCCAACACTGAAGTAAGGTCGTCCATCTTTCTTATTGATTGCTCCTGCCCATTCCCAGCATTCGGTTGAAGATTCTTGAATTTTAATGTGTTTGAATACGTCATGTGGTGTGTTCGATTTCCTCGACATGTCATAACATTTCCTTATCTGTTACTTCAAATATTGTTTCTGTTCCATTTGGATGCAGTGTAACACGTTCTATTCTTCCTGTATGGTGTAATCTAATAAATGTTCCAAGACTAAAGTCACCATTAGCAGTTAACCATATCATCCATGATTTACCATCCCATTTATCATGCTCCACTCTTAACTGCTTGATGGGAGATTGTAGTGGAATACGCTTTGGAACCTTCATAATACATACTCCAGAGCCTAAGACAAGGCCGCAAGTACCAGATAAATTAAAAATGAGAGATAAGAGCTTAACATTGCCCTTATCTCCCATTATATACTAGCCTGTGCGTGCTGCTCGATTGTTAGCAGCTCGTGCCTTGATTGATGCATAAGATAACTGATTAAGTTCCTTACTGATCTCATCATGTGCGCGCATACGAGTTGCAAATAGTATTGCTGCTGTACGCATACGTTCTCGTAGTCCTTCACAGAATGTTTGTTGATCATCTAATTGCTGATCGAATGCAATCTCATCATTAGTATGTGGATCGTCTTCGTTGCTAGATCCGAACCAGCTATCAACAGTGTAACTCTCACCTATGATACCATTAGATGCCATCTTGCGTACTCGCTCTTCCGCATTAGGCAGTAACGTTCCACCTAGATATTCTAATTGTCGTTCCATTGCTCCAGCACTGCCGAAATGATCTTGGCGTGCAAGCCATGGATCGTTACAGATAATCTCTGTTAACTCAATAATATCCATTGCTTTGGTATACTCTTCATCGTCTTTGGATACTGTGAGGTCTTTCATGTATTGATTGAGATTAAACATTGCTCATTCCTTTGTTGATGTATTTATCTTTAAAGTCTTGGATATTACGTTCGTTGTTATATATACGATGATCTTTAGCATCTGCTATTGTATCATGCATCTCCTCTGGTGTTGGTTCATGTTTGCCGAAATCTAATCCTCTTACTCTAAGTTCTAATCTTAGCCATTGGGGTAGATCATCAAAGCCTTGCTCATCATACTCCCATAGCTCGCAAACTATTTCTTCGTCAGTCATGTATGGCATTAATTGTGACATTTTACCCTCCTTACATTTTAAAAACACAAAGGACATTTTACCACCCAAACCCAACCCTTATTCCTTATCGGCTGGATACTTAAGGAATTCATCTTCTCTTAGTATTATAGAATTCACAGGTACTGATGCATATCTAGGAATACTTATAACACTCATACTTGCTACTAGTCGTAACGATATTAGTTCATCATTAGTCATACTATGTACACGCTGTATAATAGCACGATTAGCATTGGTTACATCTTCATTAATCATGGTCTTCTCCTTAATGTGTTGATCAATAACTGCTTGAGTTTGCTCATCTACTGCATTAATATATGGTATTTCATTAATCAAAGTCATCTCCTAATTCGTTTATATGTGTTTGTGCGATAAGCATTAAGATACGTTTATATATTTCGTATTCCTTTGTTCCAATACCATTCTCATCAATGCCATAATTGAGTAGCTCTTCTGACATCATACCAGTTACTAATGAGTTAATCTCAGTTGTCCTTCCATACCAGTCTAAGATAATTTTGTTATTAATTGTTTTCATCTTTATTTCTCCTGTTAAAACACCAAACCAAGCCCACAAAACATACAGCACACACCGGTCAGTCGTAACAAGTGTATGCACAACACCACCCAAAGCAACCATTTTTACCACAAGACTGTTGATATACCTCGCATTTACTCCCTGTTCGTTGAGGTATCATTATATTACAACACTTATACACTCATGTGTGTGATTACTATGTCATTGATGTTGTTGGTTAATGAGATGTAGGTGATAGTTGATAGATGGAAGATGCTATACTGCACTAACACGCCTTAAACTGTACATAACATGCACCATAATGATTGTTAACTGTAAATTATGCACACAATCAGCTAAGACAAGGCTGGAAGTGCCAACTTAAAGCTCGAAGCTACCAACTAGGATTACTAGCTGATAGCTTGAACTGTACTAAGAGTATAACCATTTCCCAATTAGATACGAATCCTCGTATCCGATATTAGGGATAGTTCTCAGTTTACGTCTGAGAGTTATCCCTTCGCGGTGCGTTATGAACTTGACAACTTGATCTTTGGTTACGAAGCCAGCGTTTGCCAGCTTTACCCATGTAGTATATGGAAGTCTCATTTCTTTCTCCTACTAATCTCGATTGTTGTGATACCTAATCGGGATTTTACTGTGCGCTTCTTAGGCGCTGTGTATGTTGGCCGCCTTAACGCAGCAATAAGGCACAATAAGATGATGCATGCACCACTAAAGATTATGAAGCCACCGAGATCAAAACCCATATTAAAACTCCTTAGTTGGGAGATGAAGATTGCTCTCCATCTCCTTGTTGAGGTTAGCCCGTGAAGCTCACGTGCTTGAACAACGCGATCTTCTCGCCCGTGGTGGGGTCGAGCT